ATGCTCAAAAAAATTCAAAGATAAGTATTAAATTTGCTACATTCTCCAACAAAGGGATAAGAAGCGAGATACAACAATGATCGGCAAAAAAAATTCGTTAATATCCAAGTCGTTTCCAGATCAACTGGCTAGCGACTCGGAAAAGGCACAGATGGAATTTGGACTACAGGTAGGCCAGGCCATTGAGCATGAGTGGTTCAGGTCTTCTGGAGGCTCATGCCGATATTACAACCAGTGGACAGAGTTTCATAAGTTGAGATTGTATTCTCGTGGAGAGCAGTCAGTAGCTAAGTATAAGAACGAGTTAGCCGTAGATGGTGATTTGTCTTACTTGAATCTAGACTGGACGCCAGTTCCGATTATCCCAAAGTTCGTGGACATTGTAGTGAACGGCATGGCTGATCGCATGTTCAAGGTTAAAGCTCAGTCTCAGGACCCAATTTCTGCCGATCGTAGATCTAAGTTCCAAGAGATGGTAGAGGCCGACATGATCGCCAAGGAGATGCTTGACGAGGTAAAGGCTAATTTCGGAGTTGACGCATTTAATGTTCCTCAAGACGACGTCCCCATGAACCAGGAGGAGATGAACCTCTACATGCAGTTGAATTACAAGCCAGCCATAGAAATTGCGGCTGAGCAAGCAATCGACACTGTGCTGAAAGAAAACAACTACGACAACGTTCGTACTAAGTTTGATACCGACCTTACCGTTCTTGGAATTGGAGCAGCTAAGCATTCTTTTTCGATCAACAACGGAATCAAAGTTGAATATGTTGACCCGGCAAACTTGATCTATAGCTACACAGAATCACCAAATTTCGAAGATGCTTTTTACTTTGGAGAGGTGAAAAATGTGCATATTACAGAACTAAAGAAGATTGACCCAACATTGACAAAGGGAGACCTGGAGGAGATTCGCAAGGTTGGTTCTGGATGGTGGGACAAATACCCAGCAGCAAAAGCATACAGGGACGATCTTTTTGCTCAGGACACAATCCCGTTGTTGTTCTTTAGCTACAAGACAGACAAAAAGTTTGTATACAAAAAGAAATACCTAGAAAACGGAGGAGAGCGAGTAATCGAGAAAGACGACTCGTTTGAAGCAGAAGGAGAAGAGGGACGTTTCGAGAGAATTGAAAAACGAATTGACGTATGGTATGACGGAGTGATGGTGTTGGGCGGTAGCAAAATGTTGAAGTGGGAACTTCAGGAAAACATGGTGCGACCTAAGTCTGCATCACAGTACTCATTCCCAACGTACATTGTTTGTGCACCTAAGATGTATAAAGGAACAATTGAGTCCTTGGTGCGCAGGATGATAACATTTGCAGACCTGATCCAGATCACACACCTCAAGCTGCAACAAGTAATTGCGAAGATTGTACCAGATGGTGTATATATTGACGCTGATGGCTTGAATGAGGTAGATCTGGGAAATGGAGCTAACTACAATCCTGAGGATGCGCTGAAGCTGTACTTTCAGACCGGTAGTGTAATCGGAAGGTCATTCACACAGGAGGGAGAGTTTAACAATGCACGAGTTCCCATCCAGGAGCTAAACGGTAATGCTGGACAGGCCAAAATTGCTTCACTTGTTAATACGTACAACCATTACATGTCCATGTTGCGTGACGTGACTGGGCTAAACGAGGCTCGTGACGGATCCGTAATGGACAAGAACAGCCTGGTTGGCTTACAGAAGTTGGCGGCAGCAAACAGCAACACGGCGACTCGACATATCTTGTTGGCGTCATTAGACATCACTAAGCGCATGGCCGAGTGCTTGTCTCTTAGAATTTCTGACGTAATCGAATACGCAGACTTCGGAGAAGAGTTCGCCATGCAGATAGGAAAGTACAACGTAGCAACTCTAGACGAACTAGATGACTTGTACCTGTATGACTTCGGTATCTTTATCGAGCTGTCTCCAGACGAAGAACAAAAGCAACTGCTAGAGAACAACATCAACATTGCTTTACAGCGTGACCAGATTACGCTAGAAGATGCCATTGATATTCGCCAGGTCCAGAACGTGAAGCTAGCAAACGAGCTGCTCAAAATGAAGCGTCGTCGCAAGGAAGAGAAGGACCGTGAATACGAAAAGCAGAAGGCCGAATACGCCACACAGCTAAATATCCAACAGAGCCAGGCTGCAGCACAAGCGGCAGCACAGAAAGCTCAGATGGAAGCACAAGCAAAGGCGCAGATCGAGCAGCTTAAGGGCCAGATGGAAATGCAAAAGCTTCAACTTGAGACTGAAATGAAAATGAAGTTGATGGAGCAAGAATTCCAGTATAACATACAGCTTAGCCAAATGAACGGGCAAATATTGACTGATCGCGACAAGATGAAGGAAGGAGAGAAAAAGAGTCGCCAGGACCGAAACAACTCACAACAAAGCAAATTAATTGATCAACGTCAAGGCAAGAAAGCACCAGTAAACTTTGAGTCAAGCAATGACCACCTTACGGGTGGAGCTGGACTGGGTGAATTTGAGCCAAAATAAAATCACTATATTTGCATAAATAAAATTTAATTATGGAAAATTTCAAGGTAAAAGAAGTTTCCTCCGAAGAAGAAAAGTCAGTACAAGAGGTTGAAGAGCAATTGCTCGCAAACGCAGAAGCTGAATTCAAAGGAGAAGAAGCTAAGAGCGATGACGGATCGCTTAAAATCGACCTCAGGAGCAAGCCTGCTGAGGAAGAAAAAACTCCAGAAGCCAGCGCCGAAGAGGCAATGGAAGAGGAGCAGCCTTTGGAAGACATTGAGGACGAGGTAAAAGACGGCCCAATGTCAGACGAGGTCGTTCTAAATTATTTAAAGGAAAAGTACAATCTTGACCTCTCTTCACTAGAACAAGTCAACAAGAAGGAAGAACTCCCTTCTGATGTCGAGGCGTTCTTGAAGTACAAACGGGAGACAGGACGAGGTATGGAGGATTACTTGGCGTTAAACCAAGATTTCAGCAAGATGAGCGAGACTGATCTGCTGCGCTCCTTTATCAAGTCAGAGAACCCAGAGTATGATGCTGAGGATATCGATTTCGAAATGGAGGCGTTTGCCTACGATGAAGATGTCGATGATGCCAAGGACATTAAGAGGGCAAAATTGGAAAAGAAAAAAACAATCGCGAAAGCTCGGAAGTATTTCGAGGAACAGAAGAGTAAGTACCTAACGAAAGTGGAGTCCACTTCAACCACGGTAGACCCTGAAGTTCTAAGAGCAGCAGAAGAGTATAAGCGCTTGAGTTTAGAGTCCGAAAATGCACAAAGCGAAAACATGAAGCGGCACAGCTCCTTCAAGCAGAAGACAGAAGACTTTTTCTCAAACAATTTTGAAGGTTTCAAATACAAGATTGGGGAGAGTGAATTTGTCTACAAGCCTGGGGATGTCGAAAAAGTGAAAAATCGCCAGATGGACGTCAACAACTTCTTTAGCAAGTTTCTTGATAAGGACGGTTTCTTGACTGACGCTGCCGAGTATCACAAAGCGATTGCTACCGCTATGAACCCAGACGCCATCGCAAAGTTCTTCTATGAGAAGGGCAAATCGGAGGCTGTCGAGAATCTGAGCAAAGAGAGCAAGAACGTCAAGATGGACGTTCGTCAAACTCCACAAAGCTCATCAAACTTCTCAGGGTTTCGTGTTTCCTCAGTTGATTCAAGTTCGGGCAATAGGCTAAGAATAAAAAAACGATAACAAAAACTTAAAAACTTAAAAACTTACAACTATGGCAGGTTCATTAGGAGGCTCTTTTAGCCTCACCCCCAGTGCTACTAAAACCACTGGTACGTACAACTACATCAGCTCAGCTGATTTTAACTTCTTGAATCAGTGGCTTCCCGACACTTACGAGAAAGAATTCGAGCGTTACGGTAACCGTTCCGTTGCTTCTTTCTTGCGTATGGTAGGCGCTGAATTGCCCTCTAACTCTGACATGATCAAGTGGACAGAGCAGGGTCGTTTGCACACTCAGTACACTGGCGTTACTGCTAAGACTGGTGGTTTCTCTAGCGGTTCTCAAACCTTCACTGTTGCAGCTACTGCTTGTAACTTCCGTGTTGGCCAAACCGTTATCTTGAGCTCAGCTGCAGCTGCTGCTACCTTGAAAGGTATCGTTACTGCTGTTTCTGGTGCTGATTTCACTGTAGCTTACTACACTGAAGAAACCTCTGCTCCTTTTGCAGTTACCACTACTACTGATATCGTGGCTTATGTTTACGGTTCTGAATTCCAAAAAGGTACCAACGGAATGGAAGGTTCTTTGGAAGCTGACGTTGACATCTTCGAGAACAGCCCCATCATTATCAAAGACAAGTATGCTATCAGCGGTTCTGACATGGCTCAGATCGGTTGGGTAGAAGTTGCTACTGACAGCGGTACCGGTTACTTGTGGTACTTGAAGTCTGAGCACGAGACTCGTTTGCGTTTCGAAGACTACTTGGAAATGTCTATGATCGAAGGCGTTTACGCTGAAGCTACTCCTACCGCTACTAACGGAGCTATCGACAACGGCTACAAAGGAACCGAAGGTTTGTTTGCTGCCATCGAGAGCCGTGGTAACGTATGGTCTGGCGGAAACCCCGATACCTTGGGTGAGTTTGACCAAATCATCGAGCGCTTGGACAAGCAAGGTGCTATTCAGGAGAACGTATTGTTCGTGAATCGTGCATTCGGCTTCGCTATCGACGACATGTTGGCTCAACAAAACAGCTACGGTACCGGTGGAACTAGCTACGGCTTGTTTGACAACGACGAGCAAATGGCTTTGAACTTGGGCTTCTCTGGCTTCAAGCGCGGCTATGAGTTCTACAAGACCGATTGGAAATACTTGAACGACGCTACTTTGCGTGGTGGTATTACCAATGACAACGTAAATGGTGTGTTGGTTCCTGCTGGTACTACCACTGTTTATGACATGGTTTTGGGTAAGAACGCTACTCGTCCTTTCTTGCACGTGCGTTACCGCGCTAGCGAGACTGAGGATCGTCGCATGAAGAACTGGTTGACTGGCGCAGCTGGCGGTGCTTCTAATAGCGATAAAGACGCTATGGAAGTTCACTTCTTGTCAGAGCGTGCTTTGTGCACCATGGGAGCTAACAACTTCTTTATCTTCAAGAGCTAAAACAAACTGGGGGAGGGTAACTCCTCCCCCTTTTTTTAAATCTAATTAAACAATAATAAAATGGAACTAAAAGATCGAGTATACGTACTCAAAGCAAAGACAACACCACTGAGCTATACGCTTCAGTCAAAGCACTCAAACAGATCACCGTTGCTGTATTTTGACGGCAAGGTGAACAGGGAGATGCGTTACGCTAGAAATCAACGATCAATATTTGTTGATGAGCAAGACCAACATTCAATCTTAACTCCTATTGTGTTTGAAAATGGAGTCCTTAAGGTATCAAAAACAGACACAATATTAAACGAGTTTCTGAGCAAGCACCCGAAGTTTGGCAAAACTTTCATTGAGCTAAACCACGAGGCAGATGCAGAAAAAGATCTCCAGCGTTTGGACGCAGAGGTTGACGCTCTGATCGCAGCCAAGGGGCTGTCAATCGAGAAGGCGGAAAGTATTGTCAGGATCGCTCTTGGCGCAAATACAAAGCGCATGTCTTCATCTGAGATCCGTCGTGACGTATTGATGTTTGCACGCCAATCTCCCGAACAATTCCTGGAGATGCTAGACGATCCAGACTTGCAGCTTGACGACGACGCTAGTCAGTTTATTGACGCTGGCTTGATCTCGATTAGGCGCAACGGAGATATCTACTTCAGCACCGAAACAAACAAGAAGAAAATCGCATCTACACCATACGGAGAAGATCCTGTAGATGTTCTATCGTCTTGGCTGATGACCGACGAGGGACAAGAAGCACATAAGATGCTTAAAGACCTGTTGTAATTTCATAGCCAAATAAGGGGAGACGCCAGTTTTTATTAAGCTGGCGTTTTTTTGTTATCTTTGTGCTACGATGATCAACGAAGTAAGAGAGACCGTTATGGCTATCCTAAGCAAGGATAACAACGGCT